GGGATAGTGGAAAAATTTTGCATTTTCCCCCTACAAAAAATCACACGGCACGCAAGCACACCGCCGCCCGCTCTAGTCAACACAGAACCGCACGTCATAGCGACACCGAACCGCAAGGCAGAGCAACGCAGAGCGGAGCGTCAGAATTTTGTGCAGATTGCACAAAAACAGATATTCCATTTTGTATACTATGTCAATTGTATTTATTGCGAATCGGTGGTAGAATAAATATATCAAATAAAGAAAGGCACACCAAGCAAGGTGTGAATGGTGAAGAGTTATGAAAGATTATGTTGTTGCAGATATTAAAGAATTTATTGAGAATGAGATAAATGTTAATAATAAATATTTGATTGGTGCTTGCTATTTAGCAGATGATAACGAGATATATACAGAAATAAAAGTCTCGTTTCGTACAAATTTGGTCGGCAATTATAAAAAATTGCTTGCATTTTTATCGTCTACAAATTATATACTTGTAAAGACAGATTTGTGTAATTATTCGACTATAATAAGGGCATACAAATAAGAAAGGAGAATAAAAATGGTTATTAAAACTAGAAAAGTTAAGTATGAAGATTTACCCTACGTGATAAGAAAAGGCTATCCTAGATTTATCAAGAGCAATGATATATATTATTTTGGAAATGTGAAACCGCATGAAAATCGTTTTGCAATTCCTGAGGAACGGCAAATGGCAAATCATTATGGCGTAATGGTTGTTATGAGTTTTAAGTCGCACGTTATTAGGGATGATAACAGTGTTTGGTCTGTTGACCTTGAAGAATTTGAATCAGTGGAAAGAATTGAGGTGATACAATGAATGACTATCGAATCGGGAAAGGCAATCTTCACATTGCTTTTCCTAATAAAACGATACTTGATACCTATGTAATGTGCGTAGGGTGTAACAATTGTAATTATAGCACAGTGAATAATACGCTATGCTTGTATGCCGACAAAAAAGAAAGTCTATTAAAAGCAATATTGGATTTCAAAATTTATACAATTTTCGTTGTAAATATTTTGAAATCAATAAAAAGTAATGCAGTATCAGAAATGGAAAAGTTGTATATGATTCTGTCAGAAGTACAGAACGAATTAGAAAGGAGTTTATGATATGATAAAAATATATTTTGATGACGGCAGTAAGAAAAAAGTAAATGCTGATAAATTCATTGAATGGTTGAATTATTGCAATTTAGAAATTGATGAAAGCAATGTTTATTATCAAGATTTACACATTGCAAAATATGTCAATTTGCTAGATAACAATTTTGGTGTTTTAGATTGTATTTTATGTACTGCTTTACTGGCATTGATTATATTAGCGCTTATGAAAGGGGGTGTAATACTATGAGGGAAGATTTTAATTTTTGTGGTTTAAATGCAATCAGAGAAACGGAAAAGGATATTATTGTTGAAAAAAAACAAGTGTTGAAAATTGCTAATATTGCAATATTAGCAGTAAACGAATGCTTGTTTGAAGTTTACGATTTTCGCACAGGATTAAAAGTTGCGACATTATCTGTTCATAAAAATTTTGGTGGGGCTGATTCTTTTATTGAATTTTTTGAAAATTTTGAGATATTTACAAAGGACATTGTAAATGTGAGAGATTTTTTATTAAAAAAATTCGTAGGGATAAAAATGCAACATCTTTCGTATGATTCTTGCGTGCATTTTAAAATAGAAGAATTTGAACAATTCCTACTTGAAAATCAACCGTAATTCACAATTTATTTACAATTTGTTATTCACATGGACACAATTATATTTTATAATAGTCCTTGTAAATATAAAAACAATGTTTCACGTGAAACATGGAAAGGAGTGAAAACAATGGAAAAGTTTATCACAAGAAACCTTGCTATCACAGAAGTAACATACAAAGACGCTATCTTTGTAGACGGTGACATGAAGTTGTCCGAATTGCGACACGATACTATTGTCGGTACTCGCCATAGTGAGGAAAAATTGAAAAAGATTCTCGTTGCGAAAGGAGTAGCAACACAGCCAGTTTTACAGGAAGTGAAAAAGACAACCTGTAAATACTCAATGCCCTTCAATGACTTTATTGAACAGGCACATGCGGAAATTATCGAACAGTAAAGAAAGGTTAAAAAGGTGATTAAAATGAGTAAAAATGAATTAGTAAGTATGAAAAGTGAAAATGATGTATTTTGTTCCATGCAGTGCAAGACACAGGAAGAAAAAGTGCAGTTGTTTAATGCTATAAACAACGCAGACGCAAGTCTTGACGATATGGTTGGAAAGCAGATTTGCGTTGTCAATGTGTATGCAGAACGCTACACGGCAGAAGATGAGGAAGAAAATAAGGACGGTTTTGAACCAGTCGAAAAAGAAAAAATCATGATTACGCTCATCTGTAAAGACGGCAAGACATACGCCACAAATTCAAAAGGCGTTTACAACTCAATCAAACGTGCCTTTGCATTGTTTGGTATGCCAACTTGGGAAGATGGCGTCACTTTTGAGGTTTGTAAAGTAAAAACAAAGGGCGGTTATAAGGCTACAATTTTGAGGGCAGTATAAAAAAGGTAATCAGTTTAATTTGAACATATAACTCTCTTCCTTTAGGGTGGTTAGCAAATAGTCGCTATCCACCCTAAAAAAAAAAATGAAAGGGGAGATAAGCATGTACGAACCGAGCGAAAAAACGATTGAAAATATAGCGGATTTAGTCAAGACTTTTAATCGTAGAATTGGACAAGCAAAAAGAAAAACGCCGATACAGTATCAGCAGTATCTACCGCAGAAAATGACGGTTGCAAAATTTCTTGAAACAGTTGGAAGTTATAAAGATGTACAAGCACAGGCGAAAACACTAATGGCAAGAGATATAATTCCGCAGTTTGGAATAAGCGGAGCAAAGCCAACAAGCCTACAAGTAGCACGTTACGAAAGCGCTAAAAATTTAGAAAATAAAAGATTAGCAGAAACCCAAGACATAGAACGATATGATGAGGGAAAACCTACAGGAATTGAGCGAGTAAAAAAGAGAAGTAAAGCGTTTGAGATTAGAAAAAAAGCGGAGGAATTTACACCGTTGGAATTGGAAATCAGAATCAGACAGTTAGAAAGACGGCAAACGCAAGCATATAAAAAAGAGAAAGAAAGGCAATGGGTAGACAATTATAAAAAAGCAATCGAAATAAATTTTCCAACTTTTTCAAAAAAAATTTTGCAAGAAGTAGAAAAAATTCCAAAAAAGAACTTTATGATATGGGTACAACAAGAAGATTTTTTGGATATTGACTATGTCTACGACAAGAGTGAAGAACAGGAAAAAGCAAGCAATTATTTAGAAAATTTACGCCGTAGAATAGAATATGAAAAAGAAAAAGGCAACCTCTAATCAACGAATTATCGTATGTGATTTTGAGACAACCACGGAGGAATCTGATTGTCGTGTTTGGGCGGTTGGTTGTTATGATATAGTTAGTGGTGAATTTTGGTATTATAATAACATTGATGATTTTATGTCGATGTGCGCTACGATATATTATAATGACAAACTGTACTTCCACAATGAAAAATTTGACGGCGATTTTATCATGAACTGGCTTTTTAGACACGGCTATGTGTGGGTTGACGATAGAAAAAAATTGGATTCAAAAACCTTTACAACAACTATATCGGATAAAGGAGAATTTTACTGCATGGAAATTTGTTTTTACCGTGATAATACATACACAAATAAAGTGACGATTTATGATAGTTTGAAAATACTTCCGATGAGTGTCCACGATATGGCAAAAGCGTTTGGGCTTGCAGAAAAGAAAGGTGAAATTGATTATAAAGCCTATCGAGAAGTAGGGCATAAATTAACACAAGAAGAAATTGAATATTTGAAAAATGATGTTGTGATAGTAGGAAAAAGCCTTGTCAAGATGTTTGAGCAAGGTCTTAAAAAAATGACAATAGGTGGAAATGCCATAAACGACTATAAAAAAAGAATTGGAAAAGAAAACTTTTCGGAGTGGTTTCCACTTTTGGATGAGGAGACTGACTATTTTTGTAGACAGTCCTACAAGGGTGGGTTTGTTTGGTCGAACCCTTTGCATAAAAACAAAATGATAGGTGAGGGGGATGTTTACGATGTAAATTCACTTTTTCCAAGCCGTATGCACTCGTCAAGTGGTTGTCGTTTTCCGTACGGAATTCCGCAGTTTTTCAAGGGGAAATATAAACCACATAAATTATATGATTTATACATACAACGTGTTGTGATACAGTTTGAATTAAAACCGAATCACGTTCCATGTATTCAAATTAAAAAGAATTTTCTTTTTTCACCAACGGAATATTTGACAGGTAGTAATGGTGAAGATGTGGAGTTGGTGCTTACACAAGTCGACCTTGAACTGATATTTGAACAATATAACGTTACTTACATTGAATACATTGATGGGTACATGTTTAAGTCTGATATTGGAATGTTTGATAATTATATCGACTATTGGATGGGAATGAAAGAAGAAGCGACACGCACAGGGAACAAGGGTTTGCGTTCGATTGCTAAACTTTTGCTTAATAATTTATATGGAAAATTTGGCACGAATCCAAAGTTGCAAAGTAAAATACCCGTATATTTAGGCGGTAAAGTTGGCTTTATTTTGTCCGATATAACATATCGTGACCCCGTATATACGCCAGTAGCCACTTTTGTAACTGCCTACGCTCGTGCGTATACAATCCGTTCCGCACAAAAAGTAGGACTTGAACATTTGCTTTATTGTGACACGGATTCTATCCATTGTAAAAAAGGTGCGGACGTGTCAAGTCTAGAAATACACGGCACAAAACTAGGTGCGTGGGCGCATGAAAGCCATTTTGAAAAAGCAAAATTCCTACGTTCAAAATGCTATCTTGAACAGATTGGCGGGGAGTTATGCCCAACCGTGGCGGGTATGCCCGATTCTTGTTATGAAAATGTTACTTTTGAAAATTTCTGTCTAGGCTCGGAATTTAGTGGAAAGTTGCGTATGAAAAGGGTTGAGGGTGGTATTGTTTTGGTGGATACGCCTTTTACCATAAAGTTATAGCGTTCATAAATTGTTTACAATCATGTTCACACTTTATACATATTTATATGATATTGTATAAACAAGGGTTGAAAGGTGTGCGGACAATTCCAAATTGTCAAGGTGGCGAGCCTTTGGAGCTGTCGCACGGTGACACGTGGCGCACCTACCCGAAACAAAAAAGAAAGGAGCGAAAAAATTTGAGTGAATCCATGTTTTATGATGTTAAAAGTGTAAACCGGTATAATTGTTTGTTTAATTTTCTACACGGCGCACGTGGAATCGGTAAAAGTTTTTCGCTCAAAAAACTGTTTGTAGAAAGTTTTCTTAAAGATGGTTCGCAATTTTATTATTTACGCAGATACAGAGAGGACTTGACAAAAAGTAGCAAAGGTTTTTTTGACTCATTACAGGAGCAAGGACTTTTTGAAGATATAGTTTTTACCAAAGATGGCGGTAAAAATGGCGGTACTTTTTATGTGAACAAAGAACCTATTGGATTTTATGGAGCATTAACAAAGGGCAAGGGTGTAGAATTGCCAAAAGTGAAATACATAAATTATGATGAATACCTCATTGACAAAAGTGACCAGTATCATGGTTATCTAAGGGATGAGGTTACACAGTTTTTGGAATTTTATGAAAGTATCGCACGTATGCGCAATGTGACCGTATATTTTACAAGTAATAATACGGATGGCTATAGCCCATATTTTGACTATTTTAAGTTGAAAAAACCAGTTAAGAAAAACGGCATATGGGCACAAAATGATTTGCTTTACCAAGAAATCAAAACCAGCGCCGAATATGTAAATGCAAAGTACAATACACGTTTTGGAAGTATTATAAAGGGAACACGATACGGCAAGTATGCTGTTGAAAATGAAAATTTGCACATTACAGATGATTTCTTGAAAAAGAAACCACCAACGGCAAAATGCACTTTTAACTTGCAAATTGGAAAAAATATTTGTGGTGTTTACTTTGATTATTGCAAAGGTGAAGTTTTTTTCTCTTGCAATGGTAATAAAAATATGATAACATATACAGTAGTTAAAGCAGACCACACGCCAAACAATATTCTTGTTAGGGGTGGAAAGTGTTATCATTTAGCAGAGTTAAAAAAGGCTTTTGCTTTTAATCAATTATTTTTTGATTCGCCAAAAGCCAAAAATTTATTTGAAAGAATTGAACATCTACTATAACATAGCAGATTTCAAATATAAATAAGAAAGGAGATATAAAAATGGCAAATGAAAACAGTACCGAAAAAGCCTATGCAGAGGATGAACTCTTGAAAAAGGTTGGAGAGATTCTCACAAAGAAAGATGATGAGGGATTTCTCACAGAAGTCGTGTCAGAAATAACTGATAAAATCCACGAATTGAGCGGGAAAATTGTTGACCGTGACGATGAAATCAAAGATTTGAAAGAGGACATTGAAAGTTTACGCAATGCCAACATGGCGCTCTTGCGCAAACAGGGCGCAAAAGTAGAAGAAAAAGAAGAAAGAAAAAGTGAATTTGTAACGGATGATGAAAAGGAAGAATCTGACGAAGAAATTCTTGAAAAATCTGTTGCGGATTATATCTAAAAAGAAAGGAGAAAGAAAAATGTCAACAACCAAAACAAAAACAGAAAGAGCCGTAAATATGGCAAATACTGTCCGTACACTTGCGGGCAATGAATTTGCAAATGCCGTACCAGTTGCGACACGCTCAAATATTTCCAGTTATGCAACACCGATTTTGGAAATTTCATCATTGCGGAATATGTTCGTAAACACGCTTGTTCAGCGTATTGGGTTTGAATTTATCCACAACAAACGGTACAACAATCCACTTGCAAGATTTAAGAAAGGTAGCACACCACTTGGCGGTATCGTAGAGGAAATCGGCACGAATCCAGTAGAATCACAGGGATTCAGTTCGGACGGTTATATCCGAACGCCAGACGGGCAGATTTTGACCCCTCTGAATCGCCGAACACCCGACACAAAAGTGCTGTACCACACAATTAACCGTGAGGACCAGTATCCTATATCAATCAGTCGACAGCAGTTGCAGACTGCTTTTTTATCGTGGGAAAAACTGGATGATTTTATTTCATCGGTAATGTCAGCGATGTATAGTGGAGATACGATTGACGAATTTATTTATACAAAAAATTTGATTGACGCGGGCGTAACAAAAGATATGCTTGTCACACAGACAATCGCAAACCCGACAACTTCAAAGGATAATGCTGAAAAATTTGTGATTGCCGTCAACACCACATCGGCGAAAATGTGCTACCCATCAACCAAATACAACCGCTATATCGAACAGGAGGGTGCAGAGGGAAAAGCATACAAAACATGGAGCGACAAAGACAGGCAGGTCATTATTATGCGTGCGGACGTGTTGCAGTCAATCAATGTCACGGTTTTAGCACAGGCGTTTAACATGTCACAGGCAGATTTCAGAAATTCCGTAGTAGAAATTGACGAGTTTGACAACCCCGCTATTCTTGCGGTTGTATGTGATGAATCTCTTTTACAGATTTATGATAATCTTTTTGAGGTGTCAGAACAGCAGAACGCACAGGGACTTTTCTTTACTTACTTTTTGACGCATTTTGAAACGCTTTCGTTGTCTATGCTGTCAAATGCCGTTGTCTTTTTGGATGAATCCTATGCGAAACATACCATCACGGCAACGGTAGAACCAGTAACAGAGGGTTACGGTTTGGAAGTCCAGTCAAGTGGTTATAACGGTGAGACCGTTACATACAAAGTTACGGCGGTTGACCCGAGCAAGGTTACAATTAGTTACACAGGTATTACTGACGAACCACCAAAAAGCGTTGTAAACGGTGGACTGTATTCGTTCAAGATGGGAAATACTGACGCAACCATTAAAATGACAATTGCTAAATAATGTTTACGTGAAACATTGAAAGGAGAAGAATTATGGCAGATTTTGAGCCGACAACTGATATAAAACTTCTAGCCGTTCCGCTTGCTAACGATGGCGAAAGTACCTTGACTTTTTCAAGCAAGTCGGCGCAATCTGTCTACTTCTCATCAAAAGTAGTTGGAAGTTTTTCTAAGGGTGATTTTACATATCAACGAAAAGATAACACAATGCGTGTACCTTGGAATGCAGAAAAGTTATTTAATGTGAATTACTGCATGTACAAAAATGCCAACTTTGGTGATAAGTGGTTTTACGCATTTATCAATCGTGTTGAGTATGTAGCACCGAACTGCACGAAATTGTATTTGCAAACTGATGTTTGGCAGACATGGCTTTTCGATATTACCTACGGTCAATGTTTTGTGGAGCGTGAACATGTGAATAGTGATAAAATCGGTGAACATACAATACCCGAGAGTGTTACACCTAGTGAGTGGAATTTACAAAAAATAGGGATTGACGAAAGCCCCTATCAAATTGGGGGTTATGTTGTTGGCACTCTTTATGATATTGATTCGACCATAGGTAAGCCGCAAAAAACAGGCGGTCAACAGGCGAACGGCGTATATTTTCCGTGTGATGTTCTTGCTTTTCCGAATACCACAGAAGGCATTCTTGCAGTACAGGCAAGATTATCGGTTATCAACGATGAAATGAGCGGGGGAATTGTTTTTGTTAGTTGTATTCCAAAACTTGCTTTTGATAAATTAACAATTAAAGATAGCAGAGTTACAACACAGTCGTATACCACTTTTGACAACATAAAAATTCCCGTGAAACATACAAATGTTAGCGGTTATGTGCCGAAAAACAACAAATGCTTCACTTATCCCTACCATTATTTGGTTTGCAGTAACTCGGCAAATAGTGGTTCGGAATTGCGTTTTGAAAATTTCAAAAACATTTCTGATATTACCTTTACGGCATACGCACACATCACAGAAAACAACTGTATACAGTTTGTTCCGATAAATTACGAAGTTGGAACTAGTACAGGGGATAACCCCGATTTTGGTTTTAATTCTCAAACTTATCCCGAATTACCGTACACAACAAACCAAAACGCCTACTATCGTCAACAAGAGATGAATTTGAGGAATCAAAACATGAACAGAATTATGTCACAAACACGTGGCACGGTTGGCAGTATCATGACAGGTGGGGCGTCCTTGTTAGGAATGTCTATGCAGGGAGAGGGAACAGGTTCAGACATTTCAAACTATGGTATGTCACAAGTTAGTGCTATTGATTCACTTTATACAAACGTAAAAAGTGCAGAAATGGCGGAAAAAAACCTTGAGAAAATGCACCAAATGACCGCCCCGAATGTCAGCGGAATAGGTGGTGCAAGTGATATATCTGTTCTAAATGGGAATATCGCCCCGAGATTTTACATAAAAAACGCCAAGAAAGACCAAATAAAAGCAATCGACCAGTTTTTTAGTGCTTTTGGCTACCAAGTAAATCAGTTGAAAAAGCCAAACATTAAAGGGCGTCCAAATTGGAATTATGTAAGATGTTCACAGGCGAACGTATATGCAGACATTCCGCAAGAAGATTTATTTAAGATAAAACGTGACCTTGTAAACGGGATAACCTTTTGGCACAACCCTAACACAATTTATGATTATTCACAGAGAAATGAGGTGAGTTAAAATTTGAGCAGAAAGAAAGACAAAAACAAAGAACAGGCACAACGTTGGCAAGTTATTTATTCGTTTTATTTTGCATGGTTGAAAAATATTGCAATGTCAATTTTTGAATGGAAATTACCTAAGACAATGGATGACCGTTTTTTGGAGTTATCATTTTTTAATGATGGACGTGCTTTAGCGTATGTCAAGGACGGTGCGCTTATTAATACCCGTGCGAACCCGTCCAACAACATGGATATGTACAACTATTTTACGGGATATACTGGCTACAATGTTGTTTTTTCTGACTATTTAGACGCAGATAAATGCGTATACGGATTGAACAATCCTGTTACAATGCCAACTTTTGACGTATGCGATATGTTCGCTACACGCCTACAAAAGTTGGAAATGGGGATATGGTCAAACGTGGACTTGCAAAAATTCCCAATCATGGTATCAGCACCCGAAAGCCAAAAGTTATCTGTCAAGAATTTGATGGAGCAATTTGAGGGTGGTTTACCATTTTTATACACATATCGAAATTTTGAGGACTTGAACCAAGTGAAATGTTTTGATATGAAAGTACCGCAGATTTTTGATAAATTGTACGAATTAAAACAGAAAACACTGAATGAATTTCTTGAATTTTTAGGCGTTACAACACCGAAAGAAAAGAAAGAAAGGCTTTTAAGTGGTGAGATTATAGCAAACAATTCCAAGGTTGGTATCAGTGGTGCAAGTTTTTTGTGGCAAAGGCAAGAATTTGCTAGGAAAATCAATGAAAAATTTAGTGCATACCTCACAGACCCAATTGAGGTACGTGTGAGAGATTATAGTGAGATATTACATCTTGCAGAAAGTGAGGAAATGGATGGAACAGGTTTTGGATTGGATTCACAAATTATGTAATCCGTTGTCAGTAGTCGGCGGTTTTTTAGGAATTTTAGTCAACCGAATTTTTGGAAAGGTGGACAATTCTTTGATAATTCTTCTCATCCTTATGTCAATGGACATGATATGCGGGATTTTGGTTGAGGGAATTTATTTCAAAAAACTTTCTTCCAGTATTTGTTGGAAAGGCTTGATAAAAAAATGCATGTCCATTATGATTGTTGGACTTTCGTATCAAATTGACCGAATGACAGGACAAGAAAGTTTTCGAGCATTTACAATTATTTTCTTTTCCATCAACGAAAGTATTTCCATTTTGGAAATATGTGGAAAAATAATTCCAATACCAAAAAAATTAAAAGATTGCTTATATCAATTACGGAAAGGAGCCGAGGAAGATGAAAAAGATACTTGCAAATAGAAAGAGATGGCACGGAAAAAGGAACAGAAAAAATATTATTGGAATTGCGATTCATGCCACAGGCAACAAAGGCGACACGGCAAAAAATAATTGCGATTATTTCAAAAAAGACCCAAAATACACACGTGAACTAACCACAGGCGCACATTTTTTCATTTCGCCAAATGGAGAAACAATTAAATCTATACCGATGAATCAGATAGCCTATGCCGTTGGGGGTGTTAGGCAGAGCACAAAGGGCGGTAGATATTACAAACGCTTAACAAACGAAAATACCGTCAGTATTGAGTTGTGTAACGCAATAAACAGATATACAGACGCACAAGTCCGAGCCGTTCGGAAAACGATAAAATATATCCGTAAATACTGCAAAAATGCAAAAATTGTTTGTTATCATTTTGACGTAAACGGAAAGAACTGTCCACCTTGGGGCGGTAAACGGTTGGGAAAAGAATTTCTTGCAGAAATTGGAGAGTGATAATTATGGCTTTTGTAACTCCACAATTACGGCGTGTGTTGGATATGGGTTATGATTTAGGGTTAAAAAATTACCCGATTTTTTCCGAATCGCACCGTCAAGAATTAAATGAAAAAATTGTCAATCATTTTCGTTATCGTGAAATCGGTTACGAAACTATCACGCAATTTATTTTTGCCTTAAACCGCAAAATGTTTGAGGTTATGCCGTTTTACAATCAACTGTATGAATCGGAAGAACTGGAAATATCCGCATTGACAAATTATAGTTATGATGAAATCAGCAAAAAGACAGGCAATGACCTTTTAGAAAAGACAGGCACGGACACAAACAAGCAGACAGGAGATAGCACACGAACAGACACAGGAACACAGACAAACGAGCAGACAGGAGCAGACAAGCAGACATTTGAAGATGTAAAAAATAAAACTACATACGGGAGTAATGAAAATGAAAACACGACAACCACAAGTGATGTAACGCACGGACAAACAACCACCACGCAGGGAACGGATTCGAGTAAAAAGGTTCACAGTGACACACCGCAAGGAATGTTATCCGCTAATTTCCCCGAATCAGCAAATTATGCCAGTGACGCAGATGTATCAAAAAATACTAATTCTAGCACTGTGGCACAAGGTGGAACTGATTATACCGCTGGAACAGTAAAGGGAACAAAAGGTAAAAGCGGTTCGGACGAATCTGTACAGACTGGTAGCATTGTAACCACGCACGACACACAAGGAAAACTAACAAACGACTTGACAAGCAAGAACGAATTTAACGCAGACAATACAATCACGTACGGTAGTAACGCAAAGCAGAATTATGACAACCAGTTATCAACAAACAAGCAAGGTTACCAAGGAATTTCACCTAGTGAATTGCTGCAAAAATATCGTGAAACATTTCTAAATATAGATATGCTAGTTATATCAGAATTGGAAGAATTATTTATTAGCATTTTCTAAAATGTTTCATGTGAAACATTAGAAAGGAGTGAAAAAAAATTGACTTTGATAAGACCAACACCGCCATTGTATAACTTGCCGTCGTACTATAGTGAGTGTGAATCATACGAGGAGCAATTGCAATGGCTACTAAATCAGTTGCAGACATTACAAAAAGATGTTGACAATCTGAAAAAAGACACAAACGACTACACGGACGAACAAATCAAAAAACTGTTTGACTTGTTATCGCAGAGAATCGCCAACTTGACGGACTATGTAAACGGTGAAATTGCAGAATTGAAAACATATGTTGACAACGAAAACAAAAAACTTTCTGACAAAGTTGACACGATGAAATTATATGTGGATGAAAAAACGGCAAATACAAAAAAATATGTAGATTCTGAAATCCTCAAAATACGTGCGTTATTGGCAGAAGTTGAAAATCGACTACATCTTGAAATTGTAAACGGTGACGAAACAACCAAAGATTTTGCAAGAATTTATACCGAACAAGCAAGACTTGAATTACTCGAAAAAATCAATGCCTTGTCCGATAGGGTTGATAACATTGTCAAAGAGTTTCCGCCAGTATATAACCCAACGCAGGGTAAACAAACAGACGTACAGAGGGCAATCAATGACTTGTATTTATATTTAAGGGTACACGGAATCACGTGTTTTGTTTTCGATTCCATGCAAATTACCGTTGCGGAATTTGACGCTATGAAAATTTTAGTGCGAAATTTTGATATTCGTGGCGCTGAAATTTTTGAAATATGGGAAAAAGAAACGGCGTTTAGTCCATGGACAGGACAAAAGATAACCCTTAAAGAATTATGTTATGAAATTGCGCAGAAAATCAACATGAATTATAAAACTGCAAAAGAATTTGATGACAGAACAGTTACGGCGAGTGAGTATGACGGAGCAGAAACAACTGCGTATGATTATGATTGGACAAAAAGAATATTGCCGATTGATGTTATCCCGATAGATATGTTGGATAAATTCTTGCATACGTCTGAATTGATTTACAACACTGATATTGTAAGCGACACAGGTACTACAATTGACATTACAACGGATAAAGATTTTGAAAAGTTTTTACTTGCCTATAGTGATAAAAATGCAAATTTATGCTATTTATTATGTGGTGCTACTAGCGGAAAGTTGTCATTTACTGACACCACTGACAACGCACTGACGCAAGTTTCAAGAAATTTTTCCATAGTAAAAACGGAAACAGGCTATCAGATTGCTACACAAAACTGCACGGTATTTAATGCCGACACAAAAGAAACAACATTTGCGCCTAACTTTTTGATTATCAAAAAATTATACGGTGTCAAAAGTTACAATAATTTAACAGAAATCGGAAAGGAGAATTAATATTATGCATTACACACCTAACTACAAATTGCCTTACTACGAGCCAAATGATATTGCAAATTATTTAGACACGTACAATAATACAATTATTGCATTGGATAAGGCTATCCATGACGCACAGACAAAAGCAGAAAGCGGAGAATTGCACGGTGAAGAACTTGACAAAGAAATCAAAAGCCTAACCTCTAGGGTTTCAGCACTTGAAACATCTTTATCAAGTACTATTGAAAATCTTTCCACCCTTACAACAACTGTGAGCGGACACACGGAAGAAATTGCAAAAGTAAAAGAGGATTTACTTGCACAGAATACGGCAGTTAAAACATTGTCAAATAACCTTGCGGATTTAGGTACACGATTTACAATGTTCGCCACAGAACAGGAAAATTTTAATTCTGAAATTTCGGCAAGGGTTGGCAACCGATTTTTCAAGGCGCATAAATATGACGTTCCATCAGATTCGTCAAGTGGACAATTTACGACCAAGTTTACAATTGACACTAAACTTGCAAATGATAAAAATTTCACAAAATCCCACGCCATGCTTAACTTTATGCAAACAATGGCAGACCAAAAGAAAGCGAGTGCAATTATAAATTGTGACTTTTCTACAACGGAAAAAAGTTTTAATTTTACTGCGGACGCTATACGTTATTATGTGCGTTTTAATTTCAACGCTAGCACTGGAATTATTACAATTTCAATCACTGGCATAAAACAGGAAGCTGTTGGCGCTTTATATGCGAATGTCGTTGTTTATACAGATTAGAAAGGAGATTTAAACATGAATTACACAGCAAATTATAAAATCCCTCTTTATGAGGGCAATGACCCAACGTCATATCTTACTACATACAATGATACAATGGAATTGATTGACACATCATTACACGCATTAGCGTTAAAAGTGGCAAGCGGAGAAATAAATGACAGTCAATTTACTGCTGAAATTTCTTCTATTAAGGGCAGACTTGACACTGCGGAAAGTGCGATTGAAACAATTAAAACAGAACTTGCAAATACTAACGGAAAAGTTTCAAAAAATTCGGAAGATATTTCTACTTTACAATCGCAGTTAGTGGAACAGGGAACGTCAATTAAGAATTTGATTGCTAGGGTTTCAGCTCTTGAAACATCTTTCGAGAGTTTCAAAACGACACAGGAACAGAAAAATAGCGCTTATGAAAATTCATTGAGTGGGTTGTCAGTGCAGTTGAGCGAGCAGTCTAAAAAACAGGACTTGAAGAATACTGAATTTACAAGCAGTATTGCCAAAAATAAGACAAATATTGACCGTGTGCTTATTGGAAACATGATAAATATTTCATCAAAACAGGCATCTCCTACAAAAAATGGGAATAATTTTAGTCACACTTTTAGAATTGTGCGAGAAACCCCAAACATTTCGGAAAAAAATTGGAATAATGCGGAATTGAGCGCCGTTATTACTGTGCGTGAAAATACGACTAATGATGTTATTGGGTGTTGTAATCCTACCTTTTCAAGAAGTAGCGGAACAATAAATACAGAAGATTGGGGCTTTATTGATGACAACCACGATGTTCACACCTTGCAAACAACTATTACTTTTGACGATACATCACAAATGGTTTCAATTAAATGCTCCATTGACGAAGAATCACCAACCATTACTGATGTGACATTTACAGTAATGTTGATATTAAGTTGTGCATATTAAATACTTTTACCGCCCCACTTTATTAGGTAGGGGCGGTTTTTTTTTTATTTTACGCTATCTCTTCCACAATCCCATGCAATATCTATCATTTTTTGAACGTCATCTGTCAATTCTACATCATCCCACCAACTAGTTCTATTTTTCTTTTTTATAAGCATTACATCATCATCCTGTGAATATGGAAACGTATAAAACTGGTATTTAGGATTTTCAAGTGTTGCGCTACGAAATAGTTTTTCTATGTCAACACCTTTACCGATATAGTATACTGTTTCTTTTTTAACATTTGTTAGAACACCAACTGGATATTTCATTTTTCCTCACTTCCTTTTTTAATTTTTTCAGCAGTTTTTTATGTCAACAAGTTCAAAATACTCATCATACCATTTTCTCACATTATCAACATTAAATGAACTATAGCCGATATTGTAATAATCTTCTCCGACTTTTTTGTACTTAATTTCATAATATGGCTTGTTTCTTATAAGTGTGACAACAATTTCCAAACTAGTAACTTTGTTTTTTGTGCCTTTCATATTATTTCACCTCACTTTTTTATATTACCTCACATACAACTTTGACCCACATCATATTATATGCAACACTAATTAGTCTGCAATTCGTATTACAATACGTGTTATAAGTGTTGACACTTTCCTCATCACCTCTATTATACTCCTCTTCTTCATATTCACCCATCACATTATTAGTATTATCAATAACGGTAAAAATAACCCTACCGTTATTTTCGCTTTCGTACTTTTCCACCCATTCACTAAATTTTTTCATAACTCTTCACCATTCACACCTTGCTTGGTGTGCCTTTCTTTATTTGATATATTTATTCTACCACCGATTCGCAATAAATACAATTGACATAGTATACAAAATGGAATATCTGTTTTTGTGCAATCTGCACAAAATTCTGACGCTCCGCTCTGCGTTGCTCTGCCTTGCGGTTCGGTGTCGCTATGACGTGCGGTTCTGTGTTGACTAGAGCGGGCGGCGGTGTGCTTGCGTGCCGTGTGATTTTTTGTAGGGGGAAAATGCAAAATTTTTCCACTATCCC